TTGACTTTGGAGATTGAAACGACAAGAGACATTGCACGACAAATTCTACGTCACCGTTCGTTCTCTTTCCAAGAGTTTAGTCAACGTTATGCAGATGCTTCACAACTTGGATTTGAAACACGGGAAGCAAGATTGCAAGATACCAAGAATCGTCAGAACAGTATTGAAACCGATAACGCAACATTGATTGAGACATGGCGTCAACGTCAAAACCAAATTATGGATGAAGTTGAAGATGCTTATAAATGGGCTTTGGACAATGGAATTGCTAAGGAACAGGCTCGTGCGGTTTTGCCGGAAGGCATGACAAAATCACGCATGTATATGGCAGGAACCTTGCGTTCTTGGGTTCACTATATACAACTCCGAAGCGCAAATGGCACACAAAAAGAACATCAAGAAGTAGCATTGGCTTGTGCCTTGGTGATTGAACCGGTTTTCCCAATGATTAAAGAATTCGTAGAACAATAAGGAATAATATGGAATACATGGGCATTAAGATAGACTTAGAGCGTGATAAGCTATTTGATGAATTAGGAATTAAACGATTAAAAGAATCGTACATGCGTGAGGAAGAAACATCACCTCAGGAACGATTTGCATTTGTATCAGCATCTTTTGGATCCAATCCAGAACATGCACAGAGACTATACGATTACTCATCTAAACATTGGTTGTCATATTCAACACCAATCTTATCATTCGGTCGTTCTAAAAAAGGCCTACCTATTTCATGTTTTCTAAATTACATTAATGACACAGCGGAGGGTTTAGTTGATAACCTATCAGAAACTAACTGGCTTTCTATGTTCGGCGGCGGTGTTGGTATTGGTTTTGGTATTAGGTCTGCCGATGATAAGTCTACAGGCGTTATGCCGCATCTTAAAATATATGATGCTTCTTCTTTGGCGTATCGTCAAGGGCGCACTCGCCGTGGCTCTTACGCCGCTTATCTTGATATTACTCATCCTGACATCATTCCTTTCCTAGAAATGCGTAAACCAACAGGCGACCCAAATGTTCGTTGCTTGAACTTACACCATGGCATCAATATCACAGATGACTTTATGACCATCATTGAAAAGTGTATGTTGGATCCTAACGCCGATGATTCATGGAACTTAATTGATCCATACTCAAAAGAAATTCGTGAAACCGTTTCTGCAAAATCTTTGTGGCAACAGATTCTAGAATTGCGTATGCATACTGGTGAACCATACATTCACTATATTGATACTAGCAATCGTGAATTGCCAGAATGGTTGAAAGAAAAAGGTTTGAAAGTACACCAATCAAACTTGTGTTCTGAAATCATTTTGCCAACAAACAAAGAACGTACCGCTGTATGTTGTTTGTCATCTTTGAATTTGGAGACTTATGATGATTGGAAGAATGAGCCACTTTTTCTTCGGGACGTTGCGGAGATGCTTGATAACGTCCTACAGTATTTCATTGATAATGCTCCTAGTGTCGTACAAAGAGCGAGATATTCTGCTATGTTGGAACGCTCTATTGGTGTTGGTGCCCTCGGTTTTCATGCATATCTACAAAAGAACGGAATTGCATTCGAAGGTGTGATGGCAAAAGTTGCTAACAATAGAATCTTCAAAAGCATTAGAGAAGGACTAGACAATGCAAACCTTGCTCTCGGTTCTGAACGTGGTGAAGCGCCTGATGCTAAAGGCACTGGCCGCCGCTTTAGTCATGTTATGGCTATTGCCCCCAATGCTTCTTCTTCTATTATTATGGGTAATACCTCCCCTAGTATTGAGCCTTATCGTGCTAATGCTTATCGTCAAGACACTTTATCGGGTTCTTTTTTAAACAAGAATCGTTGGTTGGATAAAATTCTTAAAGAGTTGGTTACCGACACTGACAAATATAATGAAGTTTGGTCTTCTATTATTGCTAATGATGGTTCAGTTCAACACCTAGATATTTTGTCTGATGACCAAAAGGCAGTATTCAAAACATCAATGGAAATTGACCAACGTTGGGTTATTGACTTGGCCGCAGATAGACAAATGTATATCGACCAAGCACAATCATTAAATCTGTTCTTCCGTCCGGACGCCAATATTAAATATGTTCATGCTATTCATTTCATGGCATGGAAAAAAGGATTGAAAACATTGTACTACTGCCGTTCTGAGAAGATTGGTAAGGCTGACAAGGTTTCTAAGAAAATTGAACGTCAAGTCATCAAAGAAATTGACATGACACAAATTGCACAAGGTAATGACTGTATCGCATGTGAGGGATAATATGAAAAGAATTTTGAGATTTACTGCATCATGGTGCCAACCATGCAAAACATTGGCCGCAAATCTGGAAAGAGCAGAACTGAATCTTCCTATTGAAGTTATCGATATTGATGTTAATGAAGACATTGCAAATCAATATGGTATTCGTTCTGTTCCCACTTTAGTAATGTTAGATGAAAACATTGAAGTGAAACGAAATGTCGGAGTCAAAACACCAAAACTACTAAAAGAATGGGCGGAAGTATGATTAAAAAAGCACAGAATGATGTAACATCGGACCGTAGTTACTTCAAACCTTTTAACTATGCTTGGGCATATGATGCTTGGTTGAAACATGAACAATCACATTGGTTACATACAGAAGTGCCAATGATGGAAGATGTGAAAGATTGGAAAAAGAAACTAACTGATAGTGAAAAGAATTTCTTAACACATATTTTCCGTTTCTTTACTCAAGGTGACATTGACGTTGCTGGTGGTTATGTCAAGAATTATCTACCATACTTTCCACAACCTGAAATGCGTATGATGCTATTAGGTTTTGCGGCCCGTGAAGCATTACACGTTGCTGCCTATTCACACTTGATTGAAACTTTGGGACTACCAGAAACAACATACAATGAATTCTTAGAGTATGCTGAGATGAGAGAGAAACATGATTATGTTATGGATATCTCAAAGCAGAATACAACTAAAGAGAATACTGCAACCCATATCGCCGTGTTCAGTGCATTTACTGAAGGGATGCAGTTATTCTCCTCTTTCATCATGTTGTTGAACTTCCCCCGTCATGGTAAGATGAAGGGTATGGGACAAATCGTTACATGGTCTATTGTTGATGAAACACAACACGCAGAGAACATGATTAAATTGTTCCGTACTTACATTCAAGAAAATCCAGAAATCTGGAATGACGAATTGAAGTCACGCATTTACACTATTGCTGAAAAGATGGTTGAATTGGAAGATAAGTTCATTGACCTAGCATTTGCAATGGGTGAAATGGAAGGACTCAAGGCAGAAGATGTTAAGAAATATATTCGTTACATTGCTGACCGTAGATTGATTTCATTATCACTAAAAGGCATCTTTAAAGTCAAGAAGAACCCACTACCATGGGTTGAAGAAATGATTAATGCACCTACGCACACAAACTTCTTTGAGAATCGTGCAACTGATTACGCAAAAGGTGCCTTGAGTGGAGATTGGTCCGATGTTTGGGCCAAATGATTTGTTAAACTATAATAAGAAGAATAAAAATGACAAACAAAGTAATTTCAGGAGAATGTTTAGAATGTGAATCAACTTATTCTGTTGAGTACGTTGAACAATTAGTATCACAACCTTTGCCAGAATATTGCCCCTTCTGTGGTGATCCAATCGAAGAATTATCCGAAGAATATATAGAGGATGATGACTTAGATGAAGATGACCTCAAATGGGAATAACCTGGCAATATAATGATACTGAATTCACAGAAGAACAAATTGGAGACAGCTACGGCTTTGTTTACCAAATAACCAACTTAGAGAATAACCGGAAATACATCGGCAAGAAACTTTTCTGGTTCTCTAAGACAAAGATGGTAAAAGGCAAACGTAAAAGAGTGAAAGTTCCATCGGACTGGCAAACTTATTACGGAAGTAGTGACAAACTGCAAAAAGATGTTATACTATACGGACAGGATAAATTCCGCCGAGAGATACTACATCTTTGCAAGTCAAAAGGTGAATGTAGTTACCTTGAGGCGAAAGAACAATTCGCAAACAACGTGATGGAAAGTGATGAGTATTACAATGACTGGATTATGGTCAGAGTGAGAAAATCTCATATTAAGGACTACAATGAACGAAATCAAGCAACTCTTGGGTGATGCCGACACATATACCTTTTTGCCAGGAGAGGAAGAAGATAATATTCATATTCAATCTAGTGAATACAAAAATCCTGGCACTAAGTTAGACGGTTCCGCAATGGGTGACTGCTATCACATTATTATTTTTAAAGAAGGTGAAGAAGGTACCGAACACCTTGATAAATTTGAGGCCATTCTAACTGCACCAGTAGAATATATGATGAGAATGATTAAAGAAGATTGGTATGGTATTATTTGCAGAAAAACAACAACATCGACCGAGTTTGTTGAACGCACATTTGCCAAACTGCAAGAAGTGTGATACACTAAAGTTTTAATTTATTGGATTCATAATGATTCTCGTTGACCTGAACCAAGTCCTTCTTGCAGGACTTATGGCTCAAATTTCAAACCAAAAGAACGTGAAGTTGGAAGAAGGTTTAATCCGACATATGGTTCTTAACATCCTCCGGATGCACCTAAAGACGTTCCGCAAGGAATATGGTGAAGTTGTACTTTGCTGTGATAACCGCAAGTATTGGCGCAAGGAGTTCTTTCCATTCTATAAGGCCGGTCGTAAAAAGACCCGTGAAAAGTCTCCATTGGATTGGCATGCCATCTTTGACATGTTGGCCAAATTCAAACAAGAATTGAAAGAGAATTTTCCTTACAAAGTGATTGATGTTGAATTAGCCGAAGCTGATGATATCATTGGTACTTTGGTTCCTCGTCATGCGGCACATGAAAAGATTCTTATCCTTTCCAGTGATGGAGATTTCTTACAATTGCAACGTTGGGGCGATAATGTAAAACAATACAATCCTGCATTGAAGAAATACCTCAAGTCTGAAAACCCAATGATGGAACTTCAAGAAAAAATCATTCGAGGTGATAAGGGTGACGGTATTCCTAACATCTTTTCACCAAGTGATTGTTTCGTTCGTGATTTGCGACAGAAACCTATCACCAAAGGTGTACTAGACAAATTGCTAAAAGAAAATGCCGAAGATTGGTCGGATGAAAATGCAAAAATTGGTTATTCTCGTAATAAAACACTAATTGACCTAACTTGCATACCTACTGAAATTAAAGAACAAATTATAAATACTTACGAAGAAGCTAAACCTGCAAATAAGCAGAAGATGTTGAATTATTTTATTCAATATAAACTAACCAATCTAATGGATGTGATTGAGGATTTCTAATGAAGAATATGTATGAAGTTTTTGACGAGTTTGAACTAGCCAAGAATAAAAAAGAACGATTAGAAGTGTTGCAACGGAATATTTCTAAATTATTGACACAAGTGTTGGAATTAGCATTTCATCCTCAGTATCAATGGTTGCACACTGAAGTTCCCGCAGGATATCAAATTAAAGATGTTCCGGCCGGAATGGGTTATGCACAGTTGACCACCGAAATACGGAAACTTTATATGTTTCGTAAAGGTGATGCAACCGCAGAAAAACTTACACCACAAAAACGTAATCAGTTATTGGTTGAGTATCTCCAGAACCTTGAACCTAGAGAAGCTGAAGTTGTTATTGGTATTTTCAATAAAGACTTGGGTGTTAGGGGTTTGGATTATAAATTTGTTAAAGAAGCCTTTCCAGGAATGTTACCATAATAAGGAGTTAGTAAGTGCCAAAATATGTAGAAAAGTTTCGCAAGGAAAAAGACTACAACGAAGATTATGCATTTAAAGCAAATACATATGACCGTAAACAGCGAGACAAACAAAGAGAATCAAAAAAACAGGCAAAACACTTTGATTCATATGAATATGACTGGTATCAAGAAAGTCGTAAACATAGAAAATGATGTTGTAAAAATACAACACATGACTTGACAAACTTTTAAATTTCCGTATAATACTAATCTTGTATGGAGATTTTATGTTTATTCACTGTAACGTTCCCAAGTCTAAAAAACGCAAAGTACCTAAAGCCCAACAGGCTCAGTATGACGCATGGTTAAAATCCATTGAGGATATGAAACCTAAGTCATTGAGTAAATTTACTCAGCGTACCGAAATCAAAAGTCCTGTTGTTACAGGCGTTTTTGTTCGGGAAACTCGTAAAATCGAATCTTTAGATACTGGCCTTGGTGTTGCAACTAAAGCACCACCAAAAATTTATACAGGAACAAAGGTAAAAGGCATTGCGACTATGCACAAAAGCAATGCGGTGCCGGTTTTTACTGATGAAGAAGCAAAAGACATTTCAAGCATGAGGCGGTAATGAAAAATACTAAATTTGTTGTAAAATTGCAACGTCCGGTGTGTCGAACACCAATTAAACCAGTGCAAGCACACAAAAATGCTGCAAAATATTCACGTAAACTGAAACATCCAACAAAAAGTCTGGAGAATTGATTATATGCAAACACAAAATGATGACCGAAAGCCGGAAACACTGAAGATTGACCAAGATGCAGTAAAAAGTCTTATAGAAGTCACTAAAATGTGGGCCAATCTCACTCAATTTGAGCAGGACCAAGAAAATTATGCAAAACTTAAACATCAATATGAATAACCGTTCTTGGCCAGCAATTATTGAAGAAGCCGAAGACGGATCCGGAGACGGAATTCTGACTTTTCCTCCGGAACTGATTGAAATTACTGGATGGGTAGAAGGAACTAAATTAAACCTTGAAGTAAAAGACGGTTGCCTCTACATTACTGAAATTTAGTTGTAAAAATACAACACCACTTGACAAAACCTAGAATTATTGTATAATACATACATATTCATTAGGACTTATTATGTTACTTACTCAATCCAAGTCACTTTTGGCCA